TCTTGGTTTCTTCTATCGGCATATCGTCCTCCGCTTCTGCGAGGCGGAGGGCACGCCCGCCCGCCCCATGTTGGGTTACCCAATCTACAGCCCCCACCTCGGTGATGGCGGCCACTTTACGGCCCTTACGGCCGTTTAATTCGTAAGCCCCTTCAGCCAGGCTGCCCCTGGCCAGGATAGAGCAGTGCAGCCCATCCAGGATGCCTAGCTTGTGCCGGTTGCGGACGCTCTCGGCAAAGACGGGATCAAAGACGCCGACCCGGGCAATGGGCGCGCCGGTCTCGGTGAAGCCGCGCATCTCCAGAACCTGGCTCACCTCGGTGCGCACGCTCTTCTCGTCCGGCCGGTGATTGGTGGCGTACATCTTCGCCCCCACAAATTTTTCAGCGCACTGCTTCAGCATGTCGCGCGGGTAGTAATGGTTGTCCTGCGTATTCCCCCACCCTGGCTCGATGACGGCGATATCGATCTTCAGCGGCCCGCCGTTGCCCCCATCTTCCACCAGCTTGACCACGTTGCCGGTACCCGCTTCGGCCAGCTCAAGCACAGTCGTGCCCACGGCTGCGCCCTCGCCCGCTGCGGCCGTTTCCGGCTCAGCGTAGACATAAGTGGCGATGACCTTGCGCCACGCTTCTTCATCGGCAAAGTCGAAGCCATCGGCCGTTTCTTCATAGGTCACTGCCCAGTAATCCTCCTGGTGCTCTACCACCAGGGCGTTGCCCAACAGCGGGTGATCCAGGAAGATGTCCTTAACCCACATGTAACCCAACGAAGGGTCTTCCATGTCAACGACATCGCTTCTCACCCGAAAGCGGGCATCGAAGGCGCGGCGAATCTGGCGCAGGTAATCGCCCAGGCTGCGGAAAATTTCGGTTAGTTCATTTGGCTTGCCTTTATCGGCCGACTTGTTCATGTTGCTCATTGGCAAAACTCCATAAAACAAAAAAGGCCAGCGCACCGCCGGTTGACAGTTTGCTGGCCTGTAGGGCTTCTGGGTATCGATTGGTAAAAAAAGACCACTGAAGAATCAGTGGCCTAGAGTGGCTTCGTTATTGAATTATGCCCCGCGACTGCCACCGCGCGTCCGGATAATATCCGCGCTCTTTTCGGCGTCTCACCCCGTCGTCGCTAGTCGGGCACTGTTTCAAGCATACAACGGCCGAAATCATTACGTCAAGCTCAGAAAGATGAGAAAGATTTTTACTTACCTTCGCGCAGGTTATCCAGCATACGATTAAGGTCAGAAGACAGCGTGTACAGGGGTTCTATGACAGCATAGTGAGACTGAGTTTCCCCAAGAAAGCCCTTAATCTCACTTCTCATTTCTTCAGGAAGCTTGCTCTCGATAGCCACCACGGCCTCATCCAACCGGTGCATTACATCGTCGATAATTGTGATCAAAATTTTGTTGTCCATTAGTTAACTCCTGCATCAAGCAAAATAATTATCTGCCTTTCCAGCGGCTCGCGGAAGGCAATGCTGTACGTAGACGTCCATTTAGGGACAAGCGGACTCGGCCGTTCTGGGTTGTAATGCAGGTAGATTTTCCAGCCGTGTTTCAAGAAGTGGCTGATGCGCATCTTGAGCCAGCCGCCCTCATACTCCCGCTTAAACTCATCGCGAAAGTTACCCAGCACCGGGTCGTTGCGCAGTTGGCGCAGACACTCGCGGTACCAGGTCACGTACAGATCGCGCACCTCTTCAAGGCGCTGCTGCCTGGCTGGCTCGCTCAGGTTCAGCGCCTCATCCTGAATATCGGCTGCCAGGCTCACCAGCTCTTCAGCTTGCTTGACCAGGCTCTTGGTTGTTTCCATGACCATTTCTCCTCGCCAGCTCGCGGTTCAGCGTGCTTACCAGCTCCATTAAATCCACCGGCACATCCTGCCTGCCCCGGTCAATGGCGCGCACCTTCATCCGGTCGCGCACTTCCAGGATGAGGCGTCCCTCGACGATACGGCCGCGGCCGATGCACAGCCCGTCCACGTGGACCAGGCCATCGTCGGCCACCCTGATTTGATAACCTGTTTGCGGTATTGAATCCATAGTTGTCCCTTTGGTAAGTGGGTCCTTACGGCAGCGTGGGCAGCTTGCCCCGGCTCACCGGCTTATCGGTGGGCACCAACCCACAGCCGCACTTCCACCCGCCACAGGCCAGACGGCCGTTGGGTGGCGACTGCGGCCGTACCCCCCACCGCTCCCACACGCTGCCTCGCCGCACCTGGCCAGCCAGCTTCCGGCAAGAAGGGCAGCTTTCTTTTGTGCCGCGCACGTAATTGAGCACCCACTCCAGCTTTTGATCCCGGCACGCCATGACCTTGGCCCGGTTGGTGATGTCCAGATACCGGTTGATCCATAACGACACACGGCCGTACAAATCTTGCAGCCGCCCCTTGTTGGCTTTGCTGTTGGCTTCGATGTGTTCGCCAAAGGCAAAGATGTAGCTGTACTCGGAGCGCACGGCCGTTTCCAGCGCTCTCGTCTCCGCGTCGGTCAGCTCATCCGGCTTGATGCCACACTCCCCTGCCCCTTCGTGCCACGCCTGGGCCAGGCCGCGCTGCACCGTGGCCCGCATGGCGATCATAAACTGATCCACATCCACGGCCCCGGCCCACAGCGCCCGCACGTTGCCCCGGATGCTGCTGCCGTACTGGTCAGCGCTGCGGCTCTGCTCGGTCAGCTGAATGTGACACGGCCGCAGCAGCGCCGCCTTCTCGGTCTCGCTCAGCGTGACCCAGGCAGCCGATACAGCCGCTACTTCAGCCAGGATGGTGGGGGTGGGAACGGCCGTTTTACCCATCTTCCTCACAGGTCTCGCACACCCAAAAACGGCCGTAGCCCTCGCACAATGGGCAGTCATCACGCGCCGCCAGCTGGCATTCTGGGCACACTACCTGCACCACCGGCCCGCCGCAGTCATCACACCGGGGCAGCGGTGCATCAATGACAAAGGTGCTCAGTGGGACACCTTCTATCTCAACCAACTCCGTCAGGTACAACGGATCGTACTCAATCTCGCAGTCGAGCATACGCGCCAGCTCGGCCATCGCCTTAGAGTAATCCACCCGTATTGCCCGGTACATCGGCCGTTTACCGTTCGCACTATCCATCACATTCTCCTCATCGCCCGGCCAGCTCTTCCAGCTCGCCCAGCAAATACTGCACCACGGCCGCGTCGTCCAAACGGCCGTCGCGCCAGTTGGCCACCACGGCGGCCAGTGCTTCAGGCAGGCGGGTTTCGGCCTGGCGCGACGTCGTGAACAGTTCGGCCGGATTGCGCACGCCAATCTTCTGCAGGGCCACCAGGTACAGCTGGCGCAGAATTTCGGAACCCACCGCCCGGTCCAGCACGTTGGCAGCCACGGCCGCAACGGTTTCTTTCATCAGCCCCACAATCTCTTCCACCAGCACAAACAGCGGCGTTTCCATCATGGCCACGACGGCCGCGTTGGGGTCTACCTGGCTGCCGTTGCTGGCGCGCAGGAACAACACCACCTGGCCAATCTCTTCAATCACCGAAGAGAGCCACAGCTGGTACCGCTCAATCTGCTGGTAGAAAGGCACCTTCAGCTCTTCGGCCGTGGCCAGGCCGCCGGTGACGGCGTCAGGAAAGCCCAGCCAGTGCAGGCCAATGCCGGTGGCCACGCTCAGCTGGCCGCCCAGCATACGGCCGTCGAAGCGAGCGCTGGCCGCGCCGGTATCGCGGGTCATCCATTCCCGGTTCACCGCTTCGTTCTCAATCCAGTCAGAGGCCGCCGCCGCCGGTGGGTTGGCATCGCGGTAGCCGCTGCCCTGCACCAGTCCGGATTGCAGGCGCTGCTTAAACTGGTTTACTGCCCGGCTGCCGCCATCGATCTTCACCTTTTCGGTGTACATGGCCGCCTTACGCGCCACGGCCGCCCGGTCACCCATGAAATCTTGCAGCACCGTAGCCCACTCAAAGGCGTTGAGGAACTGCGGCATGCCGCGGCCCAGCATGTGGTTGCGATTGCGCGATGCCCACATGGCCACCACTTTGGTCACCGCTTCTGGACGGCCGTTGATCTCCACCGTGCGGTCGGCCAGAGTATCGGCGCGCCGGGCACCGGCGGGAATCTGGACGCGGGCCAGCTGCTCGGCCGTGGCCCGCCAGTCGGGGTAGTAGAGGTCGCCTTTGGTGCTGCGCTTGTGGCGGTAGTAGAGGGGGATGGTGCGGTTGTCGGGGTCTTCCCAGATGATTTCTACCTGGTCGGTGGGGATGGTGCGAATGGTAGCCTCGCCATCGAGCGGCGAGTACCAGAAGGCAAACAGCAGTTCGCCTTCGTTGAGCGCATCTTCGCTGCGTTCGTGCAGGCTGCGCTGGCCAATGATGGGCGCATTGCGCTGCGCGGTCCAGAATTCAGCGAGCAGGTCGTTGGCGGCCGTATCCTCGCTGCGCAGCTGCACCCGCTGCCCCAGGCCGAAGTCGGTCCAAATCTGGACAGCCTTCTCGATGTTGATGTTGGTATCGGCCGCCCAACGCGCCTGGCGAATGGCCAGGTTGCGGTCGCGCTCGGTAATGCGGAATCCCTGACCAAAGGCCGCGCCGCGCGTGCGCATGATGAGGTCAATGAGCTGGCCGTTTTCCTGGAGATGCTGGATCACCTTTTCGGGCGGCATCACCAGCCCACCGCGCTGGTAGGCGTCCTCAAAGACATCCACCATACGGCTCACTTCCCGCATGTGGCGCGGGAAGAGCCGGGGCAAAACAAAGTTGTCAAAACGCTGTCTAAGGGTTGGCATTGTCTACCTCCTCGGGCCGCCAACGGCCGTGAAACATCGCCACGGCCGCACAAATGGCCGTGGCCAGGCGCTCATGCTTGAAATAGGCCACCTTGTCACCTTTCTGGGCGACTACCAGGTAATCGGCCGTTGCCGGAAAATATTCAACCCGATACCCCAGCGCCTTGTTGCGGGCCATACCGCCCCAGGCCAGGGCGTCGTTTTGAAAGTAAGGCGCTGGTAGCAGCTGCTCGTTGCCCAGCGGATCGACCCACTTACGGCCGCGCCGCTTCCAGCCGATGGCCAGGGCAAACGCTTCATTGAGTTTCAGTTTTTCTTCTTGCTCCATAGTCACCTTCCTCGACGGCCGTTACGCCACTGGCGCGCCGCCACCTGGTTAAAACGCACTTCACGCAGCGGCCGTTTGCCCGGTCGCGCCGTCGCCGGGTCCCACTTCCACATGGACCGGGCATTGTAGGGGTCATACTGCGATGGTGACCCATTGGCATGGGGCAAGACTGCCGCGCCGATGACCGCGGCCCACTCATCAACAAAGCGCTGCATCTCGCTGGCCACCGTCTGAAACGCTTCCCGAAATGTCTCGGCAAAGATTTCGGCCGTCCTGGCCGCGCTTTCTATCAGCTGGGCAAACGCCGCCTGAATCTCCGCCACTTTGGCATCGAGCAGCGCCTTGTCCGCCGGAGACAAATCGTAGTACCAATCCAGCAGGTAAGGCTGGCCAATTTGGCCAATCATCACGGCCGTATCCATCAACTCTGCCGTCCGCTTCAGCCGGGCCTGTGCCTGCTCTAGCTCGTCATCGAAATCAATCACCGTCAACCTCCATTCATGTTTGCGCGCAAACACGCTATCGCTGCCGCCAGCCGCCAATGCGCACCGGGTCATAGACCTGGCGCACCAGCTCTTGCTCGCGCGGCTCAAATAAATAATCTGGGGCCACACACAGCGCCAGGCCGTCGCCATCGTCCGGACTGCGGCGCAGCTTGCGCTTAAATTCATCCTTCGGCCGCAGCTTCTTCACATCAAAGCCCCGGTACTTCACCCAAGAAAACGGCCGTTCGCACAAATCCGCCTCCAACGCTTCGGGCGGATTGATGAGTGTCAGCGCTCGCAGCGCCTCGGCCGCGTGGTAATACATCTCGGTAATCAGGTCCACAAACGCCTCGATGTCATAGGGCACCGCCTGGAAATGAACCTCTTCCACCTCAAAGAAATCAAAGGCAGTGTGCAGCTCCACGTCGGCCAGCAGCAAGTCAACCACACCACCGCCAAAGCCACCGCTGCCATCTACCCTCACCACCAGGTCGGTGACCCCCAGCTGGTCCAGACGCAGCGCCGCCTGTTTGATGGCCTGGAAATAAGCGCCGGTGTTGCGCTTGGACAGTACGGCTTCACGCCAGACACGGCCGTCGTGCCGAATGTAAACCGTGCCCGAGTCGCTGCCGTAGCGGGCCACGTCCACACCAATGCGGGCGATGTGGGGAAACTCGCTCACCGGTTGGCGTGCCCGGGCTGCCTCGTAACGGCCGACAGGGCAGAAGACGTCATCAGCCGCGCCCGCCGGGGCAATGCCCAGCACGCGCCAGAAGAAGGGCGCTTTGGGCCGAAAAATAGTGCCCGGCCGCCAGGGCAGCTCAAAGGTGTGCTCATCTTCACTGTGGGCGCTGGCCACCTCGCAGTATTCCTCATTATCCACGCGACGCTCCACCCACTCACGTGTGGCCGCGCCGGGAATGACCTGACGGCCGCTGACCACGTTAGGATGGTCCAGGGTACTGATGCGAAAAGAGCGCACGTAGGGCAGCGCCGCCACTTTATGGAACCGGCTGCGGCGGGTGCGCGGGTTGGCCAGCAGCAGCACGATGACCACCACACCGGTGTCCATGCCGTCCAGGGCCTCGTACACAAAGTCGGCCACACCTTCGGCCTCGTCGAGGATAAACATGAGGTAGGGGTGATGCTGGCCATGCACGCGCTCAATGCCGCTGTCGTTGCTGTCGTTAGTCGCTTTACCGATGGCAAAGTGGTCGGCCGATTCCTTCAGGCGGGGAATCTCAAGCACCTTGCCCGGCAGGTTACGGCCGTTGCGGTCGTTGCGAATTTCCTTCCACAGCAGGTCATTGATCTGCTCAGCGCTGGGGGCAAAGGTGTAAATGATGCTGGGAAAGCAGTCAAAAAACTGACTGAGCAGCCCGCTGGCCAGCTTCGTTTTGCCAACGAGGTTGCCAGACTCAACCCGGATCCAGTTCTGAATAATCTGCCCCGGCTGCCACACGGTCAGCGCATCGGCCGATAGCTCGCCCTGGTCAAACCGGTGGCGCTCCATCTGCTGCGCAATGGCCAGGCGGTACGCGTCAATGACCTCCGCCTGGCCGGGCTTGTCGTCACTGCCCGCCCACGGTTCCCAGCCCAGCTCATGGCGGATGTAAGCGGCCGGGTCCAGGCGGTACTTATCAAAGCGGGTGTCACGCCGTTTCTTGGCTCGGACCTTGACGCGGGCCACCTGCATGTCGCGGTACGCTTCAGGGGAAAGCAGGGCTTGCCAATCAGCGCTCATCGGCCGCCGCTCCGGATACCTGCTCGGTTGAATATCTGCTGGGCCAGCTCGTCGCCCAGCTCTTCAAGCACGTCGGCCGGTTCGACCGCGCCGCGCCGCAGCAGGTCGGCAATCTCATCATGCCAGGTGATGCGCACCCGGTCGCTGTCCATATCCAGAGAGCGGCGGCCCAGCTTGCTGGCCGTGTCCATCAATACGGCCGTATCGCGGAACTTCCAATCGGCCGGTTTCAGCACCCGGCGAATGACACGACGACCGTCCTCATCCACTTCTTCGGTCTCCTCGATGACCTTCTCTACCGGGAAGCGCAGCATTTGCTCCACCTTCTCCCCCAGGGCCATGGCCGCGCCAAACTCCATCTCCCGAATCTGCTCCTCGCGGTGAGCCAGACGGCGTGCGTTTTTGTTTTCCACATAGGCGCGGGTCAGCCGGGTAACGGCCGTCAAGACCTCGCGGAACAGGCTGTTGTGATACCAGTCTTTGTCGGGGTTGTAGTAGGCGCTTTTGCTCACGCAGTCGCGCCGCTTAAGCACCTGGGCCGCCGTGGCCCCGGTAGTCACTTCAGCCCAGGCCAGATGCCAGATGGTGTTGCGCCGTTTTTGCCATTGGGGCATGTCACGCAGCCGATCCAGCGCCTCGTCGACGGCCGTTTTGTAAGCACGCCACGCCTCCCGGTCCTGCGCGTCAGGGGTATCATCAAACTCGACCCAGGTGACAGTGCCGTCAGACATGACTATCGGCGCACTTTGGCGCACCCCCTACCCTATTCGTATAGTAATCACTGCCGATCTCGCTCGAAGGCAGACACCGACAGCGGGTCAGGGGCCGGTGTCTCATGGGGCCACCTCCACCAGGTGCGCCACCAGGCCAATCTGGGCCAGGCGTTTAATCGTTTCCTCGGCCGCAGCCGGGCGGATGTCTACCAAGTAAGCGATACGGCCGTGCCGCTCGGCCGCTTCGGCCGTGGTGCCGCTGCCAGCAAACGGATCGAGCCAGGTGTCGCCGGGGTCGCTAAACGCCTGGATAAAGAATTCGGGCAAAGCCACGGGAAAGGCCGCGCCGTAGCGGATGCCACGCGAATGAGCGCCGGTGTAGGCTTCGACAAGGTTACCCGGGTCGCCATCGCTGGCCAGCAGCTGGTGCAGCAGGTCAAGCAGCTGCGGCCGGTCAAGCCGGTCCAGCTCCAGTTGGGCCTCGATGACGTTGTTGGGCAGCGCGCCGTTGAAACGGCCGCTCTTGACGTTGCGAGCAGTGTGGCCATCGAAGGCCGCGCCCATCGTGGCGTTTTTGTGGTTGCCCGCTTCGGCGTAGCTGAGGTCGGTATCCAGGAGGACGTTTTCGGGGCGGAACTTCACGGCCGTTGACAGGCCAAAATGGAAGACGGGTTCGTAGGCATTCTTGAAGCGGTTGGGGAAACGGCCGGGAAATCCCTGGCGTCGCCAGGCCATGTCATCCAGAAAGCGCCAGCCCCAGCGCCGCTTCATGGCCAGCACCAGGTCGTAGACGTAGAGGAGGCGCTCCCCCTGCTCCACGTGGGCCTTGATGTTGATGAAGAAGGAGCCATCGGCGGCCAGGTGTTTGCGCGCAAACACCTGCACCGGTTCAAACCAATCGACGTACTGGTCGGCCGGGACGCCACCGTAGGTTTTGCGCCGCCGGTCGGCGTAAACGGGGCTGGTGAAGATGTTGGATATGGGACGGCCGTTTATCAGCCGGTCCCAAGTGGCTGATTGGCGACAGTCGCCAATCAGGAGGCGGTGGCAGCGGCCGGGCTGGGACAGGCTGGGGAAGTGCCAGAGTTGACCTGCGGCCGTGGTGGGGTAAGCCGAGTCCCCATCGGCAGAGCTCCCTGCCCCGTTGAGGTGCAGCTGTTGGAATTTTGACGGTGCGATCTGCTGCATAAAGTGCCCAAAAGCGAGTACCACCCCAGTACAACTTTGTTACCATTTGGAGGAGAGCCGGGGTGCGCTCGCGCGTACTTACTATACGAAGATGGTTTAAGGACTGCTATTTTGATGGTAGCACAAAGGCAGCGGCCGAATGATTAGAAAGTTTTGGGCACAAAAAAAGCCCCGCCGGTGGGGCGGGGCTTCACTGTAGTGTGAGGTGCGATGTAAGACGATTGTATGACAACTGCCTTACAAAAAAGATAACAGCTGGTCAAGGGTTGTTACCCAAGCCCACTACCATCCTGGACACACGGCCGTCCCGATCGGGGTCACCAAAGATGACAATAAAATTTCCCGGCTCTGCTTCGGTAAATAAATCAGGGTCGAAAAGCTCAGCCAATGACTGGCTCAGGTACAAGTCTACAACCAGTTCCGGAAAACCCTCCGGGCTATAAGTTTCTACACGCTCGCTGTCGGCCGGAATTAGGTTACCAACGGAGAGGCGCGCCTCCTCCAGCGTTAGCTCGTCGAGTTCGTAAGCTTGCTCCAGGTGCCACACCCTGTCACTCAGGAAGATGGCGGAGAAGTTGTCGGCGTACTCTTCAAACGAACCGACCCCTTCACCTGCTCGCTCGTGCGCCTGCTCCCATTCCTGGCGCGACAATCCCAAGCCACCCGAATCAATCGCGCCTGGTACGGCCGTTGGTTGCTCTGGTTCTGGGATATTGGTTGGCACGGCTGTATCAGCTGGATCAGGCTGTTGAGCTGGCGAAACGGCCGCTTCTCCAACTTGCATTGTTGGGGTGATAACTTCTGCCACACCGGCCGCTTCGTCCCCCACCTCGGCAACGGCCGTCGCCTCGCCCTTACCCTCGGGATCGTCAGGGCTGAATAGGCTGATAACCGCTAGGCCAACGCAGCAAAGAACGAGCAGCGCGGCCGTGCCAAAGATGATTTTACGCTTGGTGAATTTTTTCATGATCGCCTCCTGGGAAACTGACTGGTTAAAAAGCTGATTGAACTTTACCCAGGGCGGCTTAAGGGCGCGATTAAGCAAAAAAAAAGCCCCGCTTGCGGCGGGGCCAATTTCTTATCCGTAAGATTCCCGGTACGACTGCCGGGTAAACCGCCCGGCAAAATCGCGGCGGCGCTGCATCGGCCG